TCAACAGCAATATAATCAAGTTCTTGATCTACAACGTAATCAAGCACGGCGTACAAGAAGAGATGATATGCAAGCACCAGCAAGTCCTGCAGGTGCAGATGATAATCTTGTACCTAATTCTAATTAATAATAGGAGATAGTTATGGAAAATAAGAAAGATTCTTCCTATACTAAAGGTCTACGTAATAGGGAAATGGAAATTAAAATGGGTATTCCTTCTCAAGAAAATATGGATGCTCTAATTGAATTTGAAGAAAAAGGTAAAAAACCTGTTCCAAAATCTAAACGTAAGCCTAAGAAAATGGCTAAAGGTGGTAAAGTAGGTAAGTATACTTGTTCACATAATCGGCTTTACTAAATAATGGGTGGATTACCTTTAGAACTTATAACGATGCTTGGCTCTGGATTATTATCTGGAGTAATGACTATTTGGAGCCAAAGTCAAAAAGCTAAACAAGATGCTTTTAAAAGAGCAATAGATGGTTTAGCTGCTCAATCAGAAGCTACTGATTTAGCAAGGCGTTATGAGAATAAAGGTTTTCAAATTACACGACGAATTATTGCACTATCAGCAGTAGCTGCAATTATTGTTTGGCCTAAAGTTGTAGCAGTATTTTGGCCTGATGTAGCAGTAACAGTTGGATACACACAGTGGAATCCCGGTTTTCTATTTATAACAGAAGGAACTGAGACTGTTACTTGGCAATCACTTAAAGGATTAGTTTTAACACCCTTGGATACACACCTACTTTCTGCTATTATTGGAATGTATTTTGGTGCATCAATGGTAAAGAATGCTAGATAAATAGGAGTTTTATAATGGGTTTAAAAGTTACAGATTTTATGGGGGCTATTCCTGCTATTGGTGGGAGAATGGATAAAGAAGATCGTGGTTTTCTTGTTGGTATGTTGCCCGGTCTTATGTATAAAGAATCTCAAAAAAATAAAAAGGAAGATAGTCCAAGTAAACAAGTTGCACAAGCTTCTAATGTAGGACAGGCTCAAGCTTCTAATGTAGGAAAGCGTATGAAGAAAGGTGGTAAAGTTTCTTCTTCTAAAAGCAAAAAGAAGGGCTATAAATGTTCACACAATAGGCTTTATTAATGCCACTTAAAAAAGGTAAAAGTCAAAAAACTATCAGTGAAAACATTCGTAGAGAAATAAAAGCTGGTAAACCACAGAAACAAGCAATAGCTATCGCACTTCAAAAAGCTGGTAGGAGAAAGGCAAATGGTCGTAAAACGTCCAACAACAAAGTCAAGAAAAACTACCGTAAAGGCTAAGTCAAAAGTCAATCAAGCTGGCAACTATACTAAGCCTACAATGCGTAAAAGACTTTTTGAAAGTATTAAGGCTGGTGGTAAAGGTGGTAAACCGGGTCAATGGTCTGCTCGTAAAGCACAAATGCTTGCTAAACAATATAAAGCCAAAGGCGGAGGTTATAAGTAAAATGGAATGTAATTGTAAAATGTGTGTTGTACATTTTGTAGAACGTATTATTAAAAAAATTAAGGCTCTTGTAGGAAAGTAAAGTGGCTCTGAAAAAATCACAACGTAGTCTTAAATCTTGGACTAAGCAGAAGTGGCGTACTAAATCAGGTAAGCCATCTACGCAAGGTCCAAAGGCTACTGGTGAAAGATACTTACCAGAGAAAGCTATTAAAAGTCTTAGTGCTAAAGAATATGCTGCTACAACAAAAGCTAAACGTCAAGCAACTCAAAAAGGAAAACAAGTAGCTAAACAACCAAAGAAGATTGCTAAGAAAGTAAGACGTTATAGGAAGGTTATATAATGGCTGTACGTAAAAGCACAGGTAAAGGAATGAAAGGTATGAGCATCAAGAGTGGTGACAAACGTCCCACTAAAGCTGGTGCTGGAATGACTAAAAAGGGTGTAGCTAAATATCGTAGGCAAAATCCCGGTTCTAAACTTCAAACTGCTGTAACTGAAAAGAAACCTACAGGTAAAAGAGCAGCAAGGCGTAAGTCATATTGTGCACGATCAGCAGGACAAATGAAACAATTTCCTAAAGCAGCTAAAGACCCTAATAGCCGTTTACGTCAAGCACGTAAGCGGTGGAGGTGCTAATGGCTATAGGTCGTTCTAATATTAAACAACAGATTACTAAAGCACCAGCTAAAAAGATAATGAAGAAAAAGAAAACAAAGAATAATAAACTATCAATGCTAAATCTTTCTACTGCTGCACAAAAAAGAAAAGCACGTCGTCCGTAAATAAGGGAATTTTAAATGACTACTAGCGGTACATATAACTTCTCAATGGATATTGACGAAGTTATTCAAGAAGCAATGGAGATGATTGGCGGTGAACAGACACTAGGACATGATCCTAAATCTGCTCGACGTTCAATCAATCTACTGCTACAGGATTGGCAGAATCGTGGTGTACTGCTTTGGACTGCTAATACAACTACAGTTTCTGTATCTACAAGTGTAACAGCTTATGCACTAACTTCCAGCACTGTAGATGTTCTTGAAGTTGTTCTTAATCGTGACGATACTGATCTTCAACTAGAACGTATTACAATGGAAGAATATCTAAAGATTCCACGTAAAGGTCAAACAGGTCGTCCATCACAATATGCTATACGACGTGATAGAGACAATCCAATAATGTATCTCTGGCCTATTCCAGAAAATACAACAGACCTTTTAAAAATTGAACAAGTGCGGTATACTCAAGATGTAAACAAATCTGCTGTACAGACTGCAGATATTTCTAGACGTTTTTATCCATGCCTTACTGCAGGACTATCTTACTTTATGTCAATGAAACGTCCCGGTATAGAAGGTGGACGTATGCAGTTTCTTAAAGCTGAATATGAAGAACGTCTAGCACGTGCAATGGATGAAGATAGAGAAAGAGCAAGTTTGCGTATAGTACCTAATTTAAATAGAGTTTAAGAATTATGGCAAGCACTAAAAGAGCATTAGCAATATGCGATACGTGCGGTTTTAGGTATCCTCATAGGGTACTAAAAATGAACAGCTATGGAATGCTTGTTTGCCCAACAGATTACGATGGTGCTTATGATCTAAAGAACCATCCACAAAATAAAACGCCTGATGTAAGAGATAATCCAGCAATACGTAATCCACGTCCAGAACTTAATGCTGAACGTAATCTAGATTGGGAAGCTGCTTTATCTCTTTGGGAAGAAACTGACAACTATTGGAATAGTATATAATGGCTACACTTACTGGAACAAAAATTGCTAATACTTATAAACAACTTTTACAAGTTGGAAGTAGCAATACTGGATTAACTGGTTCAGTACAAACTGTACAAGATGGTCAGGGTAATAACTCACCTTTACAACTTAGTCAAAGTGCAGTAAATATTGATGGAACATTTCAACTAAGTGGAGTAACTCTTACAGCTAATGCTTCAACTCTTAATGCAGTAGCAGACCTAACAGGTGCTACAGGCATTGTAGCTGTAAGTGCAGGTAATGTATATGGTAGAACGATTACAGGTGGTACGGGTGTTTCGATTACTAATGGGGATGGTACTGAAGGTAATCCTACTATTGCTCTTAATACTACTGGAGTTGTATCTGGTACATATGGTCCATTAACAACTCTTGAAATTAATGAAGTAGGACAGATTGTAAGTGCTACTGCAGTTAGTACAAGTGTTTCAGTTCCAACTATTCGTGCATCTGAATTTATTGGTGGTACGTTTAAAGGAACAACAGCAGACTTTAGTTCAGATACTTCAATTGGCGGAACTGCTGTTATTGAAGGAGCCGCAACATTTAATTCAACAGTTAGTGTTTCAGGTTCACTTAGTGGTTCTACTGCAACATTTACAGGTACAGTTTCAGCAGGAAATATTTCAGGTGCTAATGCAACATTTAGTGGAAATATTTCAGCAACTGAATATTATGGTGACGGTTCAAATCTAACTGGAATTGTAGCAGCTTCAGCAACTTATGCTGCATCAGCAGGTTTTGCAGCTTCAGCAACAAATGCTTCATTTGCTCTTTCAGCCACTAATGCTAATTTTGCAGCTAGTGCTTCATATGCAGCAAGTGCCTCTTATGCTGCAAGTGCAGGAGAAGCTTCTTTTGCTGTATCTGCTTCAAGTGCAGCTTTTGCCACAAGTGCTGATAGTGCAACCTTTGCTGTATCTGCTGCTAATGCAACAACAGCTTATAATGTAAGCGGTGGCGTAGCAGACATTTCAGGACTAACTGCTGTTAGTGCAAGTATTTCAGATTTAAGAGCAACACAG